GGCCTTAGCCCTGTTGCCTGCCCGGTAAGCAACGGTGGCCGCCCATATTTCATGATTGCCAACAGGAGACATCCGAATTACGCTGCTACCGATCTCGATCACGATTGCGCGAATGGTCGAGTCTATGGCGCCACTTGCCTTCTCGGCGAACTCGCGCACTGACTTCGAGAAGCTGCTTTGCCTTCCTGCATACTTCGAAGCCATATCACGCCCTCACCTGAAGCTCGTAGATGATCGGCGTCCCAGCCGGGTTGATCTCTTTCAGAGGCGGAACAATGGACCAGGTACGCCCGTGGATGACCACTTTGTTCTGCAGGTCAGGCACCCATTCCAGACCCTGAGCGGCGATCTTCAGCTTCTTGTCGCCCTGCTTGATGAGACTGTTGTTCTGAAATTCTTGGCCGGTGAAGTCCAGCAGGATGCCTTGCGCAGCCTGCTCTTTTGTGGAGTCGGGAGGGACAGTGCCAGTATCTGGGTCGTACTCGCCAACTGTTGCTGCCTGGATGGTTACGGTCTGGCCGAATTCCGTGATCAAATCCAGAGCCATCGAAGCCATTTCGTCATAGAACGCCATAGTCAGATCCGGAGATTCCAATGAGCAATGAGGAAAAGTTCAGCTTTCTGCTGGAAGCCATCTACGAAGTTGGCAACGCCATTGATGCTGAAGCTGATGTTCTGACAGTTAATCTCCTGAAGCTGTCGCTGAGAGGCAGGGTAAACATCGCTGTGAAAGGCACGATTGCTGAAGGCTCGGAAAAGATGCTGCAAGAGCGATTCGTCCCGCTGAACGACCAGTTCACCGTCGTTGGGGCTACCGTGCTTGCAGCGATGATCAAAGAAAACCAATGGGGCGGACTCGAAGACCACTTCCTAAGCCGAGATCTCGGGCTCTAAACACGCACCGCGAACAGCCCTCGCTTGAGCAGGTAGTCAGCGAACTGCGTGGCACTCGGCCGATCCGGCGCCGCGGGCAGGAGCCGTGAACTGTTGCTTGGGATAACCGCGTACTCCCGCGTCACAGCACCTTCGACACGATCCACGGTGATCGCGCCCTTACGCTTCTCCGGCGGATCGATATCATCAGCGTGAATCTCGGCAGCCAACGACATCTGCCCGTACTCGATGCGCGCTGGCAGGTAGTTGTCGGGCTTGATCTCGCAATCCAACTCGACACCACGCCGAGGCCAGGCCAGGGCCTGTTCACTCGACATCTTCCGGCCCTTCCACGTCATGCCGTCCATCGCCAAGGCGGCCCGGCGCAGCAATGCTTCCTGCGCAGGCTCGTCTGCCGGGATCGTCACGCCGAACTTCCCGGCGTAGATGACCAGATCGGCAGCGCTCGCGTAGCTTTCGGCATCAGGCTTGCCGGTACCGTCCTCGACGATGAGTGTCATGGGTTATTCCGCAGGGATGAGGGCTTGAAGGTCCGGCTTCAGTGCATTGGCATCATACTCGATGCCCTTGGACGTCAGCCAAGCGCGCAGGTCTTCAACGTTCATTTTCTTCGGATCGGTTTCAGGACCGGTCTTTTCAGACTTGGCTGACCATTCCGGCTTCAGCTTGGCAGTGGGCGTCTTTTCAGCAGCACCGTCACGGCTGTCCGTCACGCTCGCGTCGACGATGATCAGACCGGCCTTTTTGGCCTGAGCCTTCACGTCGCCCTCGTAACGATGGAATGGGCCCGGTAGATACCAGATGTTGTTCTCGCTCATGTTTGCATCTCCGCCAAGCCGGGCACACGTCCCGGCTTGGACATCAAAGGGTTACTTGGAAGCATCACCGATCAGGGCAACACCAGCGGTGTCCTTGATGCTGGTTGCGGTCTTATCCCAGTTGGTGCCGGTGGCCAGCGCCGCGCTGGAAGGCGACTTGCCGCCGTTCGCGGTATCCCAGGTGTAACCCTTCAGGCCGAGGCCAAAGGTGTAATCGACCTGAATGGTGGTCTCGATACGAGTCTGGCCGTTGCTGGTTTCGACGTTCGAGATGATGTCACGGCTGTCATGAACCAGTGCGGCGCCGGAGGCCAGGCTGAGGATGATTTCCTTGTTCGGCGTGCCGGTCTGGGAAAGCGCCGGAGCATCGGTGACCACGGAGGTCTTACCGAGGATGTCCACGACACGAACGTTTCCGGCCAGGAACAAGTTCTGGGCGTTGGCCAGGTTCTGGCCGACCAGCTTGTGCCAGGTGCTGCCGGTCATGACCTGAGCAACCAGGTTCTGACTGGCGTCGCCGAACTTGGCGTGCGAGCTGTTCAGGCCCGCTTGGGTGATGCCAGCAGTTGCCGACACGTCGTTGACTGCGGCGGCCTGCGCAGTGATCGCGGCAACCAGCGCGGCGATGGCGGTGTTCAGCTGATCCTTGAGCAGGATTTCAGCGAACGCGCGCGACGCCACTTCAATGCCTTGAGCGGTCGGACGCTGCAGCCAGGTCATCTGGGATGGCTCGTAGCGAACCGGGCCGAAACCACCGGCCACCTTCACGGTGGTGTTCTGCAGCTCGGTCAGGTCGACCGGAGTTACAGCAGCCTGGGCGGCGTAACGGTTCACGCGACGCTGGGCTGCGCCGAGGTTCTGGAAGAACGACTCTTGCAGGAAGTCGCCGGTGAAGCCATCCGGAGACAGCACGATTGCGCCGTTGCTGGCAGCGTTGAACGCCGCGAGCATTTGATCCAGGGTCTCCAGAGTCGCCGGCATGACGTAATCGTTGAAGACCTGCATTTGAGACAGGGACATGGGTTATTCCTTAATTGAGAGGGAGGTCCGGGAACCTGCTGGCGATTGCCGCAGTGCGTTCCGTTTTAGTGCCGCCGATGTTTCCTTTTGCGGCCCCGCCGCCATTCCCAGCACCAGCAGCCCCGCCGCCAGATGCCTTACTGCCAGCGATCAGCGGCGCGAACGCCGTGTCGTTGGTGAATTCTGCTTTCAGCTCATCCAGCGTTGCCGCAGAGAGCTTGCCGGCCTGATCGAGAACCACGACGGTTGGTTTGCCGTCACGCAGTTCGACGCTCAGGCGGCGTTCGATGTGAGGAAGCAACGCCTTGGCGCTGCCTGGGATTGCCAATGCTGCTGCGATGTCGGTCGCGGTGCGGCCTACGGTCAGATCCCGGATCTGACTGCCAAGGCTGCCACGCTCCTGTTCGAGCAAACCGTTCAGCTCTGCTTCGCGGCGGTTGTACTTTTCCGACCAGGACTTTTCCAGCTCTTCGACGTTGCCGGACTTGCGCGCGGCTTCTTCACGCTCTAGGCGTGCTGCCTCTTCGGCATCCTTGCGAGCTTTCTCTGCGGCTTTCTTCTCGCCGAGCAGCTCCTCGACCTTGGATTTCAGGCCTGAGACGTCTTCTGGTTGTGGTAGGCCTTCGATGCCCAGCACGAATTTGCCGTCTTTTTCGGTGTACAGCGCGCGCACGGCTTCGTCGACGCCATCAAGGGTGTCCAGTTGGAACTTCAGCATTGGTTGTCTCCCAGAGACGAGGATGCAGGCCCTGCCTGCGGGTAAAAAAAAGCCCCGGCATTTGCCAGGGCTGTATGAATCGAGTGCCTCAGTCGTACCGTTTCGTGAACGTTCGACTGGGCAATTGGTGCGGTATGCCGTGTTGCTCCATCGCGTGCCGTAGCGTCTGGACCGTTGTCGGACCGACACTAGGGTACGAGATAAGACGCTCAGCACTCAGGCTCGCGGCTTGTTCGAGCGTAGTGATTCCAGCCCTCAGCAAAGGGTTAACAAAGCGGGCTTCAAGGCCAAGGCAAGCGAGATAGGTTTTTGACATCCATCGATTGTAGCGGCCCTTCTGGTGTCCCGCCGGAAACAATCAGATCCCTGCCCTTTCAAACGCCAGAGGCTCAAGCTTCTTCATCTGATCAAGGGTCAACGGCGCGAAATTGCGATCAAGTTGCAACTCGGAGAACCGCTCGACACTGAGCCCACCATCGCGCAGCAGCTTGGCCCGGACCGGCCCTATGGCCTTGTCCTGAAACGCCGCCGGCTGCTGTGTAAGCCAGTCGTAATAGCTGAGGTCCGCCCGTACTTGCTGGGCACCCCCATCACCGACAGAGGCCCGGGTAGCACCTTCGGCAAAGAGCGCGCTGAATCTGGTCACTGCAACCACCGTCGACCGGCAGTTGATGTGGATCGGCGGTCTCGGCCCTTCCGTCAGCTTGAACCGGCGTTTGTCGAGCGTCCGGCACTGTGCAGTCGTCTTCGAATCCAGCGTGCTGACCCACTCGACCGACTGAACGACGTCGCTGTTCTCGTTCAGCGTCTCCATTCGCGCCTGGGTGGCGACATGTTGTACTGCTGTGCGGACGATTGCCCCGGCGTTCCGATCAGTCGTGGCCAGGATGCCGTCGTTGTACTGGAGCGCCTTGGTGCCGCGAATGTTCTTGATGATCTGGAAGTTGGTCTGGCCTTCGAAGAAGCCCTGCCGGATCGCGCCCGTGAGGCGTTGACGCTCTGTCGAGGTGAAGCCCTTGATGAATGCGTCGAGCAGCTTGCCGCCGTCTGCACCGCGAACGCTGAGCGGGTTGGTTAGGATCGCTGCCCGGATAGCAGCCACACCAGGGACTGCAGCGTCGAATGACACGCCGACCGGCGCCGCACGCGTCAAGCTCGTCGCCTCGAACTGCGCTTCGTAGTTCGCGATATCGAACAGATCAAGATTCAACTGGTCGGTGAAGCGGTCGAAGATTCCCAGCAGCAGGCTATCAACCTCTGTCAGAAGGCGCTCAAGTCGGACGGTGGTGAAGTCCGTCAGATCGGCATTTGCCAATCGATCACGAATGCTCCGATCGATCTCCTTCAAGAACGGGGCGAACTTCTTTACCTCACCCGACTTCAACTGCTCCAGGAAGACTGCGTGCCGGATCGTGGCATCAAGGATCGCTTGGTTCGCCGCCATTGCCGGTTACCCCTGTCTCGTCGTCCAACCCCAATCCCGCCGACTCCGTCTCCAGCTCATCGCGGATCTGGTCGTCTTTCTTCTCGGGGTTGATGATTCCGCGATCGCGCAGGTACTGCCAGAAGTCAGTCACCGGCAAGCGACCACCCTGCACGGCATTGAACAGCGCGGCCATGATGTTCGCGTCCAGGCTTATCTGCGTGAAGTCCTGATTCAGCTTGTACTCGGCCTTGCCGGTCGCAGCGGTGAACTCAGCCATCCATGCCAGACACTGGGTGTAGGCCTCGCTGACGTTGCTGACCACCAGCGAAAGCACGCTATGTTCGGCGGCGCTGTCGCTGTCGGCCTGCGTTGCGGTCTTCACCGCGCTGCCTCGCTCGATCAACCGGGCGCCCAAGGAGACCAACTGCTGTTCCTTGGCGTCCATGGCCTCTTTGATCATCGTGTTGGCTTGAGCCTGCAGGATGCCCGCCGAGCCATTCGCCGGCAGCGGCAGGATCGCGCGGGATCCGAAGTAGATGCCCTTCTCTTCAAGCATCTTGACCCACTGCTCATCGAGCCCGGCCATGAACACCTGCGGCTGGCCCATGAGGAACGCCGCGTCTTCGTAGTCGGCGCTGTTCCGGTAATGACCGATGTTGACCTCGGCCATGTCGTACAGTGGCGAGTCGTCGATACTGGTGTCGTTGTTCTCGCTGCCGAGGAACTGGAACGGGATCACCTTCCACTGCTGGCCGGAGCCGTTGAGCGGGGTGAACGGCGGCACGATTATCTCAGTGACTGCCGATCCTTCCTGCCAGACCTCTTGCGTATAGATGCCGGCGGCGTCGAGCCGAAGCACGCGATACTGAATAGCCTGCTCGCTGCCAAAACCGTCGTCGGTGTCGATGTCGACCGTCTCGCGCAGAACCACCAGGCTCAGCAGGTGCTGCCCGCCTACCTGACGAGTCTTCCAGTTGCGGATGGCCTCGGCGGGGTAGCTGCTGACGTTCGCACGGGCGCGACCGGCGATTTCATCTGCTTTGCTGACGCTGCCAGCCTCTACCGCTGCGTAATCCACCAGCAGACCGTGGCGACCGACTTCGAGCAGATGCCCGATCACCGATTGGGACTGCTGGTAGATGCTGACGCCCTGCCCGTCGATGTCCTTGGAGACGTATTCGAGCGCGCCGGGCGTGGTGAGCGTCGGCCAGGTGCGGAACACCGCACCTACCAAGCTGTGCTTCGTCCGACCCGTTGCGTTGTAGAAGACGGCGCGGGCCTTGTAGCCCTTGTACCGCTCTGCGTTCTCTTTGCTCAGGTCATGAGCATTCGGCTTTGGCAGATAGAGGTCGCCAGCGGCTTTGATGGTCTCGGAGCCTTTGCAGACGTCACGCACCAGGCGCCAGCGGTTCTTCGCCGCGTCGTACTCGGGGCGGGTGAATGTGACGTCATTGGCCATCAGCGAGCAAACCCCATATTCAAGGTGGTGACCGGTTTAATGATCGGGAAGTCTTTGTGGATGAAGTAGCCGCCCGCGTCGTTCGCGTGGTCATTGCCTTGCGTCTTGTCCGGCTCGCCGTTGGGCGCCCAGATCTGCTGTTCCAGGCCATCCGCGTAGGTCGGGCAGGTGAATGGGTTGACCTTGTAGCGGCGCTCGCCCTGCGCGTTGCAGAACATGGCATTCATGGCGTTAATCCGGTCTTTCACCGGCGGGTTTGCTGCTGGAGCTATCACCGTAAACCCGGCCTGCTTGAGCATGGCGATGTCAGTCAGGCTGGCATTCACCGACTTGCGAGAGTCTCCCGAGGCGTCCGGATAAATACGAATCTCACAGGTCTTTTCAAAATCGTTGCCGTTGTAGCGCCAGTAGCGCTCTTTGATGCGCTTGATCATGTCCGGCGTGTCATAGCCGTTCATGAGTTCATCCACCGCGCATGGCATGCCCTGATCACGCTTTACATGGGTGATCGCCGCCATCTTGCCGACGTTGAAGTCCATACCAATGAACAGCGGCTCACCAGGCTCGACCTTGTCGAAGCACTGATTCAGCTTGCGGTCGTACGCGTGATAGATGGATCCAGACGTAAGGTTGACGAACTGGCCGTTCAGGTAAGCGCGGATCAATTGAGCAGGGTACGACTCCATCAGCGATGGAATGTAGTCGTCAGGAAGGTTCAGCTCGTTATCGAACGTGCTGGCTTGGATCAGGCCGTACATGGAAGCGAGAGCGGGTTTCTCGCGGATCTGCTTCATGAACTGCTGATAGACGAACTTGAAGCCCTCGGGCGTCGTCGTCACATCCACGCCGTTCTTCAGGCCCGGCACGTTGTAGCGCATCCGGGCGATGATCTTTCGCCACGCGTGCTGAGCCTTGAGCGCGGGCAGCACGTCGAGCTCGTCGACCAATGCATGACCGATCTTGAAGCCGACAATGGTCTGCGGCTTTTCCATCGAGCGGCATATCGTGGTGCTGCGGTACTGCTTGCCACTGTAGAAGTCGACCTCCTTGTCGCTCTCCTTCGTCCTGACCTTCAGTCCCCAGTCAAACGCCACCTCTTCGATGGTTGGGAAGAAGATGTCTCGGATCTGTGGATAGGTCGGCGCGAAGTAGCCTGAGTTAATTCCCGGCCATTCCCAAACGTGCTTGCAGAGCGCTGCGCAGCCTACCCATGTCTTGCCAGAGCCAAACCCTGCAACGAATCCACGAAACTTGTGTGGTAGCTGGAGGAAGTCAGCCTGGGGAACGTTCAGGCTCGGCATCCCGCTTCCTCGCATCAATCACATGAACCGACACTGCGGTTGGGACAACTGGCTCCTCGTCCGCATCGGCCTTTTTCTGCCGGTTGACGTACATGTCGCCGGTTTCTTTGGCGGCCTGCTCCAGAATCTGCATGGCGAGCACGATGTTCTTCATCGTCTCCGCCTTCTCAACGAACCGGTTCATGGCCCGCAGTCGGAACGCACGATTCGCTATCGGTATGTCGGCTGTCTCTTCGCGAAACCGCTTCCGAGTGTCTTCGAACAGCGTCACCCAGCGCTTCGCCAAGTTCACACCTGCTCGCTTGGTCGGGTCGTGCTGCTCAACCTGCTGGCGTGTCACATCAACGTTGAATTCCTGCTTCACCGACTGTGAGACTTGGGTAGGAGTGTCGAAGCACGCCAAAGCCTGAACGATGAAGGCTTTCACATCGCTTTTCAGGGCTGCCATAGATTTCCATCCGTCTCATGCCTGTCTCACTTCAGGCCGACTTGAGCAGACAGGTTCCGCAGGCCCTCGAAATATTCAATTTCCCCACCTCGGCGGGTTTGTTTGCAGCGTCGACCATGGCCTGAACCTCAGTGCTCGCACCATAGCGCCGGACCACACCGACGAACTCTTCGACATCGTGACCTTGAAGCTTCAGCTTGGGCGCGCCGTCCTGCGTGAAGGCAGGCTGACCGTATTTATCAGTGGCTTGAGCCAGGTGATAGAGCTCGTGCTCAATGAGAGCGCAGAAGTCGGTGTCACTGCAGAGCGCGCAGTAATCGGCGGCGAGCGTGATGATGAAGGTCGGCACACCGCCGAACCAATCGAACATCTGCTGTTCCATCCGGGCCTTCTGCCAACCACCTGCGCGGAAGGCAACTTGCTCGGCCTGGCCTAGAACACGGCGACCCTGCTTCTCGAAACTGGAAGATGCCCACATCACAGCGATGTCAGCACCGATCAGGTGAGCGTGATCTTCGTTGTGGATGCTTCCGGTGTCTGCAAGTATCTCGCCTTGAATCCATTCCCATACTTCAGGTGCAGGTGTCAGGCGAATGCCCAAGTCGGATAGGTCTGACAGGTCAAGCAGCGATGTCGGGGGCTGCGGCCTGTCCACGGGGGATCCTCAGTCATCAGTATCAAGCAGCACGTCAATCACCTTCTGCTCACCCAGGCGCATAGCACCCAGGCATTGAAGGTCATCGCACTTCGGACCCAACCCGAACACAGTCACCTGACCTTTCGGACCGATGAGGGTAAGTGCGCCTACAGTGCATTCAGGATGTACACCTGCATCAAGGTCGTCGGCGATATTTCGCAAGGTCTTGGCAGCGTCGCGCCAGCCCTCACGCTCGAAGGTGACGACATTGAGTTTGGTCATGGGTTAATCCGCCGCGTTGATCATGCGAGCCGTCTGCTCTAGAGCGTACCCGTGTAGCATGCCCGTCAGCAGTCCCTGTGGAATCCCGGCAGCTACGGCCTTGTTGATGGCCTCAACGATCACGGCATCCGTTTCACGAACTACCTTGACAATTTCAGGGCTCAGCGAAATAGCTCCACGGAGATTGGATACATTGCTCATTGGTTTACTCCGCGCCACGAAACGGACGCATCTGAATTTGTGGCGCGGATTATCTCGGCTTGCGGCGCTCGACCTTGCCCGGCTCACTTCCGAACCGCTGATCACTCCTGCAACCCTCACAGCTCAGCCGTGCGCAGATCCAGCGCTTCACCCTGGGCCAGTAGGTGACCATGAACATGTGACGCAATCCGGCCAGAGCCAACGCAACGTGCATCGTTACCCCCGCTGAGTTCGGCGTGAAGAAGAAACGGTCAGACCGGGCGAGAATGGCGTAACCGCTGATGGCGATCACTGCATACAGAATCTTGCCGATGACACCGTCACGGACCTTCCCGCTCAGCGCGCACCAGGTTGCCCAGAATGCGATGAAGCCAGCGGCGTACGCGTTCAGGTATTCGAATGTCATGGGCTTGGTCCTCCGAATTTGCTCCGGATAAATGACCACAGGTCTGCGGCTTTGATCGCTCTGGTGATAGCAGCCATGAGCGATCCGCCGAACGTACCCAACAGGAAGCCCACCCCGGCGACACTGCGTGGCTCGATGATTCCAAAATATGCGCTAACCATGCCGGTCAGGTAGTGGGCACAGGCCATGCCCGTGAAGAGAAACAGGAGCCATGACTTTCGGTCGGTCAGGTCGTCCTTGTGCCAGCGCGTGGCGACGAGAGCCCCAAAGAGGCCCGCGATCAGCCAGTCGAACTTGTCGAGCAGGCGGTGAAGAAACTCCATGCGCTCGACTCCGTACTGGGCAGGAAATTTAATGCTCGCATCTTGGCGGCGCAAAAATAAAAAAAAGCCCCCTATTCACCTTGAACGATGAATAGGAGGTTGTGGCGAGGGTATCGCCTTCCATCAAATATGAGTGGAAGTTAGAAGGTGAAATCCGGGAGAGAATAAGGACCCCACTGAGTCCATTTCTTCCGCGGCTGAATGATCGGCGTATAGCCGAAACGAGCCCAAACAGGCTTATCAACAGCAACCGACACTGTCCCATTCGCTTGAATCCGCAGATACGCATCGGGATTGCCACCTGTTTGGGTGTGCCAAACAGGAGTGCTGCCTGCATAAACAACAAAGTTTCCGTCTTGTTGCATGATGGCCTGCGTGGCACCTGAACCGCCGGTGCCTGAATGCCACAGAGGAACGCTATTTGCGTTGTAAAGAACGACATTTCCATCAGTTTGGAAGATCAGGTGGTTGGCACCTGATTGGTAGATTTGTCCCTGAACCAGCGACTCACCAGGCTTAATCACTAAGTCAGTCGTCAACAGTGAGAATTGCTCGATGGAACTATTACTGGCCCACAATGGAAAGGTATCGTTAAGCACCAGGTTGCCATCGTCCTGCAAGCTGAGGTACGTACGGAAATACGCCAAGTTCACGTTGCCGCCCAAAGGCGTGCTGTTGGAAGTGATCCAGAGTCGGTTCCGCGTAGCATCATTGAAGCGGAAGTAGTACTGGGTTGCAACGTAGTTATTTGCCCGATCCTCGGCCGGAGTTTGGTATTTAAAATAGGCCTCGCGCTCCTGGGCAGACCAGACAGCGACGCCGTTGTCGTATATCACCAGGCTGCCATCCGTTTGCAAAATGAACTGATAGCGCTGCGACGGTGACTTTAGATACTGACCGGGTGTCATTTTCGTCAGCGGCGGCAGGATAGGGCTACCTACACCAGTAAAAGGGGCAAAGTTAAAAGCCATTTTTTCACCTATTGAGTAGAATGATTTGGAGCGGAGAATTCCGCTTTCATTTCGCTCAAAGGCGATAGCTCGGGGCTCAAGGCCCTCACATGATTCAACGTCCCGCACCGGGAACACTTGATCTGGAGCTCGGTCATCTCACCGATTCGGGCGAGAAGTCTTTTGCACCTTCCACATCTGCAATCTTTCAACATCTGCAAAGCCTTATGGTTTTCTGCTAGGCTCCGCCCCGCTCGCGCGAGCAGTGAGGGCCTTGGCTGGCTTGCAGGTACTGTCTGCGATCTGGCGTCTCCTTTAGGTGTTACCGCACCTTCTGGGGTCGCCCTCTCTTTTTCTGCGCACATAAAAAAGCCCCGAACTTGTCGGGGCTTTTTTGTTCGTACTGGCAATTACCAACCTGGCAGTCTGGCCAGGGCTGATACCGCTCTGTCGATTGTTTAGATTTCTGCTTGCTCTGACGCAGGTGCGCCGATGGCCAGACGTTCCAGACGTTTGGCTTCGATTTTTTCGACTATGGATGCGCGATGCTTTTCGCTATGAGCTATGAAAGCAGCGCGCGGAAGCAGGAGCCGTACAGGGGTGGGCAAAAGCTCGAATGCTTTCTCGGCAAGCATCTCAAAAACTTCGTCATCCTTGATTCGATCGTGGGTAACCGAAAGCAAGCCATCGACAAAGACACGCTCGATGCTGTCCCAGTTGTCCTCTAGGTGCTTAACCGCAACTCCTGCAGTCTCACCGACCGTATCGAGTACAGCGTCTTTCGCCGTGACGACTTTTTCACTGACTGTTTCTGAAAACGCTTTTGCCTTGTCGGCCAGGTATCCGAACATTGCCGCACTCTCCATGTAGGCTTGATGAGAGCGTATCGGCACATTACAGGATGACTTTAGGAGAATTACCCACAAAAAAACCCGCTCGATGGCGGGCTTCTGAGAGCAAGTTGCCGTAGGCAAAATACTCAATATGGCGAAATAATGCCCTCAGCCGTGCGGGAAGTCAACACCTTAAGTCCCAATGGATCCAGTGGGACTCGACGGGAAGTTACGCTGCCTCCTTCATCTGGTAGATGACCGCTCCAACCGGACTCAGCGCCATCCGATCCAGATCCTCGCAGCACTCGAAAATGAGCGTGATTACCGGCTCCCAGTCGCGCGCCCAGGCGCAGGACTCCAAGCGAACCCCATACTCTGCCATCAACCACGAACGAAACGCCTCGGGTTTGATCATCGGGTCGTCGTTGGCCGACTGCCCGCCCTGGTGCATGTAGCGATACCGGCGCATTACGCCCTTCACCACATACTCCAGCTTCTCACGCTTCGCCGTGGTCATTCGCTTGGACTTGGACACAACCATTCCGAATACCACTTCCTCCGCTGCCTCGCGGATGTCGTCGCTCCGAAGCGCGGCGTACATGTACTCGCCGAACACACGGACCTGAGGGTGAAGCTTGGCAATGACGGACTGAATGTGTCCCGCCAGTGCGCTGTGCACGGCGTGGTTCGCGGTCGGCCCGCGCTCAGTGGCTTGGACGACCACGCCCAATTGAACGACGTCCGAGCTCTGGCCTGGCGCCGGGTTGTAGGTGCAGTCGTGCCATGCCTGACGTGCCGAATTGATCTTCATGCTGCTCTCCCCTTCAGCTCTTTGGTCTTTGCCCGGTACCGGGCCTTGATCTCTTTCAGGTCGTCCACGGTGTATTTCTTCACCGACTGATCGGACTCCAATTCGTCGACGGCCGCTTGGCCGATCCGCGCAATGAGGCCGATCCGGTAGTCCACGGCGTTGCCAGACAGGAATCGGTTGTCCTGCTTGCTCTGTGCGTGGCAGTTGCGTTCATCGAACCTGAGGTGCGGCGCTGAGCCGACGCTGCGGTAGTGCCCGGCATCTACGGCGTTACCGCTCCAGTCCAATGGCTTGCCGCTGGAGATGCACAGGTGCCCGGCCAACTGGTCACGCCAGCGGATGTACTCGTTGAACGCCTGCTGAGCCTCACGCAGATGATCGCCGCGGCTCTTCAGCTTTTCCTTGCGCGCCTTGATCTCCTTCCGCTCGATCTGGTCCAGCGCCTTCCGCGCCTTCTCTTGATTGGTCGGAGCGATGGCCAGGCCGCACGCCCAGCCGCATACCTTCTGCCCCAGCTTGGCCGGCACGAACTTGGTGGCGCATTCAGGATTGGCGCAGGTCTTCTGCTTGCGCGTCGGTGGCGACTTCTTCACTGCCTGTCCGATCACAGCCCACCTCCGAATTGAAACTCCACCTGGTGGTGCTGATACCCAGCCTCGATGAGTGTGACGAAGCAGCGAGTGACCCGAATGAGGGCCTTGATGGTCTTCATGCGAAGCCCCCAATCATATCGGCGGCAGCCTGGGCGTCCTGCTCGGTTTCAAAATGCGCAGAAAGCACCAACCGCCAGCAGGCGTTGAAGACGTCGCGGTAAAGAGGCTCGAATTCGGTGTCGTCCATCGAGGCCCAACTGATCGACTTGCGCTCCTTGCGGATGCCGTCGGGCGTCTGCACCAGGTGGAAATGCCCGGCCTCGATGGTGATCCAGTCGCGGAAGGCCTCGCGGCTCTTGTCCACGGCTGGGAAGCGCTCGGCGCGCTCGGCTTCGATCTGCGCAACGTACGCAGCCACGGCTTCCGACAGCTGACCCGGCTTGCCGCTGGCCTTCTCGAAGAACTTGGCCAAGCCCTGAATACCGCGCAGCTCCTGCCGAGGGACAAGACCGCCGACTGGCTCCCAGTACTCCCACGCCAGATCCAGCATCGAGAAGAACTTGCCGTGGAATTTTGCATTCCGCATCTTGGTGAACTTGCCGTGGATGACCTGACCGGCCTTCCACTTCTGCATGGTTTCGCGATCGGCTTCGGTGGCGGGCACCAGACCTTGAGCGGTACGAATGAGGGCGACTTCAGCCATGGAGAAGTACCTCGGCTTTTAGCAGTACACGGTCATGAATGATCAGACCGCGTGTCTTCGCGCCGAGCGACAATCCGCGGATCTCTCCCGCTGAATGTTTCCCGAACGCGATCCATGTCGTGTACCAATGTTGGAGCATGGACAGGGCCAGTTCGATGATGAGCAATTGGCGGTCAGTCATGGCTGGCCTCCTTGCTCATGGCGGCGTCAATCTCGCGCTCCAAAAAACAGGAGTTGAACCAGTCGCCATTCGGGACCAGCTTCACCTTGGGCCAGACGTCGCGGATGAATTGCCAGCGAACAGCATCCTTGCGCAGCGCCTCGTTCTCGGCCTTGAGCTGATTCCAATGCATTTCTGCTTTTGGCCCATGGACGAAATCCACGATCTTCATGCGTTCTGATAGCCGCTCAATCTCCGTGATCAGCTCAAGCACAGCGGCAGGGTTGGCGGCGGCGATGAAATCTTGGTTAGCGAGATTCTGAGTAATGTCGTTCGGCCGGCGGGCATACATCGAGGCCATTCCGATATGACGATCTGCGGCATTGATGCTCCCTACGTGATGGGAGTTATCAGCACCCCATGGGCCGGGAGTTGCAGCCTCAGCAAGAGCCTTCAGCTTTTGAATGTCGGTCATGCCGCCACCTCCGCCGATGTCTTGAACGCGTAGGTCTCAAGCAGGTAGCTGCGCGGAATGAACGCATCAATGACGTACCCGTGGAACTTCACCTCGTTGAATGCGCTTTCCGTGAGCGCGGCTACGTAATGCATAGCGCCGCGCAGGCCATGGCATGGGTCGTGAACGATGAATTGCCCTGCGAAGCACTCGCACAAAACCTGGTGCATCCAGCCGGGCTGATTGACCGAAGGAACAGCCACCAGGTACACGCCATCACGGCCAAACTTGGGCAGGTCGGCCGTATCGAATGACTCGAACGGAATTTCAAGCCTCTCCAGCACCTCGCGTACGCTAACCTTGCCGGAGTAATACCAGTCGTGGATCTGATCGATTATCGCGGCAGCTGGAATGCACTTCAGCATCGCCATGCAAGTCGAGAAGCAGGTGTTGTTGGTTGGCTGGGTCTGATGCGAAATTAAAAAGCTCATCGAAACACCTCCTGCAGATTCGCAGGCGCAGTCACCCGCTGAACTTTGTGGTGCACGCCATAACCGGCTACCACGACGATGATGGTCAGGACGATCCAGATTCGGTTGGTCATCAGAAGCCCCCCTTAGGGTTGAAACTGTTGAGCAGGGATTTAGAGGTCTGGCGGGCGGCGGGCGGCGCGGACTGGTACTGCTGCTGTTCGCGTTGTCCGGCGTAGTTCACGAAGCGTGCAAACTCGCCCTGGTGCTGGAGCAGGCAGTGCCCGACGGATGCGTGACGGTGCTTGACCACGTCCACTTCGGTGACACCGCTGCGGCCCAAATCGGAATCGGCATCGCGGTGGGCGATCATGATGATGTCAGCGTCTTGCTCGATTTCGCCTGAGTCGCGCAGGTCGGACATTTGCGGCTTCTTGGCTGCGCGGGTTTCGATGCTGCGGTTGAGTTGGGCGAGTACGATGACCGGAACGTTGAGCTCCTTTGCCATCCCCTTCAGGCCTCGACTGATCGCGCCGAGCTCGAGGTTGCGGTTCTGCTGGCGGCTTCCAGCCTCGGGGGCGATCAGCCCGATGTAGTCGATCACGATCAGGTCGAGAGGCTTGGCCTTGTGCTGGAAGCGAGCGATGTTGCGGATCCGGCTCAGTGGCAGACCGCCCTTCTGGCAGATACGTAGGTCTGCTGCGCGCATCTTGCCGACGGCGGTGGTGATTTTCGCGATTTGCTCTTCGCTGCCCATGGCCTGACCGGTGTCGATGTTGCCCAAGGTCACAGCGGAGGTCGACGCAAGGCTGCGTTTGGAAAGCTCTTTGCCGGACATCTCCAGAGAGAAAACCAGCGCAGACTTGCCACCGTTGATGGTCAGTTCTTCAGCGATACCAAGCGCCAAAGTGGTTTTGCCAGTGCCTGGGCGGCCAGCCACGATGATAACGTGAGAACCGCGCAGGCCCTGAATGATCGCATCCAAGTCCGCCAGCCCGGTTGCGTGCCCATTGATGCCCTCGCCATTAAACCGCGCGTCCATCTCATCCACGACAGGCCCAAGGGCTTCGCGCAGGGTGATCACGTCAGGCTCGTCGTCTTCGCTGTTCAGGCTAAGCACCGATTGCTGGGCGTCGGCGATGATTCCGGCGATCGAGCGGTTGTGGCTCGCCATGTCGATGATGTTCTGGCCGATCTGGGCAATCCTGCGGGCCTTTGAGCGCTCCACCACGATGCGGGCGTACTCCACGCCGTTCGAAGCGCTTGGCACGTCTCGCATAATCTCAGCAGCCCGGACAAGGGTAAGTTCGCCGCTGGGCAGTTCATGGCGAATGTCGGACAGTGAGACAGGGTCTGCCGGGCGACCCGCCGAGCGTGCGGCGAGGATCATTGCGTACAGGTCGGCAACGTCTTGGTCGTAGAAGTCAGCCGGGCTTACCACAGCACCAATGGTTTCGGCCATTTCCGGCTTGTGCAGCAATGCGCCAATGACGCCGAACTCTGCCTCAGGGGATACCAGCGGGCGATCCGCTACCTCGGAATATGCGTTCATTGCGCCTCCAACACTTTCAGGACCTTGTCCTGGCGGGTCAGAAACTCGATGTCAGCGGTCCAGCCGCGGTCGTTCTCACCGGTCCAGTGCTTGTTGCTCAGGCAATCCGAGAAGTAGGCGGTCCAGAACTCGCCCTTGCGGAACGGGAACATCCCGTTGAATTCCAGGTTCCAGCAGCCCTTGATCAGCGTGCGGCGCTTGTTGGTCAGCTTGATGCACTTGGGCAGCTTCTCGCCGCACACCTCGTTGTAGATCGCGACGATGCGGTCATACGGGATGCGTTCGGCTTTGACGACGCCGGGTTGATCAGGGGTGGTGGTGACTTGCTGCTCGGCTTCAGATTCCAAAACCGGGCCGGTCGAAGCGACAGCGGCGACAACTGCGTTAGCAGTTAGATTTGTATTTATGTCTTTTATGTGTGTAATTTTCGACACAGTGGCAGGTGCTTTTTCTACACAGTGTGTAGTTTTCAACACAGTGGATTTAGCCTCGATTTTCCACTCGGTAACTGGGAGAAAAGTCAGCGGATCACGGCTACCACCATCCCGAAACAAGACGCGCTGGCGGATCAGCGAGTTGATAGCTCGGGACACGTTCGCCCGCTCTGCCTCTGCCTTGGCAGTCTCGCCGTACATCATCTTGGAGACGTAGAGCGCAGCAACCTTGACTGATTCGCGGTTAAAGCCAGCTGTAAGCCGGTGTATGGCCAGGGCGACACGAAGCTCGCGCCCTGACAGTTCAGCCCCAATCAGGGACTCGTACAGGTCGTTTTCCATCCGGGTAAATCCCCCGGTATTGCGTAGTGGGATGACATTGCTCATACTGATTGCGTCCTGATATTTGAAATGCTCGTCTCGGTTGCAGCCGAACGAGACAAAGAAGCCCGCAGATGACTCATGCAGTCGCTACGGGCTTTTTTCTTGGCTGGCTCGCTGTAGCAGTTGCGAACCAGATATGCAGCTTTCGCCGCTTCCTGCTGGTGGAACTCTTTACTCCCGGCCTCAACTGGCACTGACTCAGCCATACCGCCCAATACGTCGAACAGCAGATCGCTGATGTGGCGTGGCTGGCGGCTATTCATCAGGCGACCTTTACGGACTGCTTGAACACTTCCAGGCTGACGATCACCTCGTCGGCTTCCTTGATCAGTTCCGACTTCTCACGCGAGCACACATGCCCGTCCGACTGTGCGTCGTAGGCCAGTCGAGTCACGTCAGCGAGATCTACGTGCAGGCGCATCAGCGCCGAGTTCAGGTCGGTAGGTGCAGGCTTCTCTTTCGGGACCAGGTCAAACCCGAAGTGCTCTGCCCAAGCTTTCAGCGGGCGGAAGTCCTCGGTGTACTTCATGATCCGGTGCAGCTCCTGGACGTTCATCTTGTGGCTGTCGTAGTCCGGGTTGGCTTTCTGCGACAGCAAAGTGCGCGAAGGGAAACTCGCGCCCTCGGCGATCTTGCTCGCGCCGTGCGTGTCCACCACGTCGTAGATGGCCTTCATCAATTCCTGCATGTCACACCTCGAAAATTGTTACGTGGCGTTACGCCACCAGCGACGCGATCATTTGCCTACCAACTGATCAAGGACGTATCCATGACCGACTCTTCCGAACTGCAAGGCGAGATAACCGCCCTCTGCTGCTTTGTGGGTGCCTTGGCATCCACCCTTCCCCTGTCTTCTCAGATGAGGCTCTGGCCTGCGTTCGAGCAGAAGGCCAGTCAGTTACGTGATCAGTTGAGCCAAGAGGCTCTGCGTGGCTTCGAGCTTGCGACGATCTCGCTCAGCTCGAAGCGCGGTTAGGCCGCTGTTTTCTTAGCGGACGACTTAACAGGTCTGGACAGCTCATCGTGCATAAGATCGATTGCCTTCCCGGCGATGTAGCTGGGGTTGCTGATCTGGCCGTTGCGGATACGAAAAATTGTTGAAATGTCGCATTTTGCGCGCTCTGCGATGGCCTTGTAGGTCATGCCAGAGCCAAGCAATGCATCCAGTTTTTTCGGAAGATCGGTAGCGCTCATGGCTGCCTCCTTTGTAGTTATGCACATGATCATGCACTGGTGCATATCTGTCAACGCTCCCCTCTATTGATGTATGCACCGCGCAAGGCGACGATTGCACCTATGCATAAAACCATTGATAAAATTCTGGCTGAACTGATGCGGCGGGACGGCCTGAGCCAAGTCGAAGTCTCCGCGCGCTCCAAGGTTGGACAGTCCACGATCTCCAGAATCCTCAAGCCCAATGGGCCCAAGGGGATCAAAGAGCCAACTGATAAACAGGTACGCCCTCTAGCCGAATTGTTCGGGATTACCACCGACCAATTGCGGGGCTATGCGCCGTTTGAATTTGGGAATGATGGCGAGCCTGAACCTGAAGACGCTCCTGCACCTGCATCGGCTGCTGACAAGATCCGTGAGATGCTGGCAGGCAAGAAGCTGGGTGACGATCGTCTGCAAAAGCTTCTGTCGGTGGCTGAAGGAACCGATCAGGACGACACCATCGAAGTGCTGGTAAACGACGCCTACAAGCCTGGCATCGGCAAGGTCGGCGACGAAGTATGGATCGCGCACTATGACGTGCGCGGCGCGCTGGGCGGCGGCGAGGTTGCTCACGACTTCCCGGAGATGCTCCAGGACGTGCGCGTCAGCCCTTCCCAGCTCCGTTCGATGGGCGTTGAGTTCAAGGAACACTATCACCTGAAGGTGATCACGGGCTGGGGCCAATCGATGACGCCAACCATCAAGCACGGCGACCCCTGCCTGGTAGATATCAGCATCAGGGAATTCATCGGCGACGGCATTTACTACTTCTCGTACGGCGGCTTTCAGTACATCAAGCGCCTGCAGATGAAGGGAAAGGACAAATTCAAGATGATCTCGGACAACCGGAAGCATAAGGCCGAGGACATTTTCATCGACGAAACCTACATCCAGGCGCGTGTGCTGTTCGTTTGGAACGGGAACTTGGTGTAAATTCTCGGCCAATCGGCCGCATGGGAAGGGTTCAGATTGGCCAAGAAAGACGTAGGGTTTCGTGTTTACATCGATGAGTCAGGCGACGAAGGCTTCAAATTCGCACCTGAGGGCAAACATGACTGGAGCTCGCTTTGGTTCGTGATTAGCGCCGTCATCGTTAGGGTCGAGAACGAGATGGATCAGGTAGGCGTGATCGACGAAATCCGATCCAGGCTTGGCAAAGATCGTAGCTTCAGCATCCATTTCCGCGAGATGAAGCACGAAGCAAAAGCGCTTTGTGCCGAGCTTGTGGGTCAAAGACGATTTCGAACGGTATCAGTTGCCGTATACAAGCCAGCTATTTCTGCTCCAGAGAGCTTTAATGAGCGATATCGGCTCTATTTCTACGCGACTCGCTATTTGCTTGAGCGAGTCTCATGGTTGTGTCGTGATACGCGCAGAAAAGATACGGACAAGGCGGAGATAATTTTTTCCAACCGCGCTGGCATGAGTTATCCGGAGCTGCGGGACTATTTCGCCACCCTGATGCGGCACCACGCCAATGCGTCAATGGATGTCCGTATAGACTGGTCTGTTATCGACTGCGACATGATCAGGTCTGAGCAGCACAAAAAGTTGATGGGGCTACAAGTCGCTGATGTGGTGGCGAGTTCTACGTTTGCCGCACTTCATCACAACCGACTTGGCCTAACTGAGACCGGGTATCTTCGCAGGATTCGAGGAATCGTTTACCGGCATCGGAAGCAAGTGTCCGGTTATGGACTGAAAGTCTGGCCGAACGATGCAGTAAAGGTCACGGATGCGATAGAGGCGATCAGAATTCTTACCTATCCGGAATAAAAAAGCCCCACCATTGACTGGTAGGGCTTTGAAAAAGAGCAGGCCCCGAGACCTAGGATCCCACCCATTCGGGCTGCCATGAATGCACATGGCCTAGGGTTATCCTCGCGCTTGCCTGCAAAATCATTAGAGCAAATTTATTGGTTTACGTCTAGTACCGATGGTATTGAATCTATAGAATGCGCGCGCGAAAAACTAGCCGAGGCTCTTGGCCTAGATCAGAAAGGCGCCGGTTCTTCTGCCTCAAACGGGTCTGCCACCTGTGCGGGCTTTTCGTCATCCTCGGACGGCTCCCACCTCAGCGTAATCGACGCATCTTCATGATTGTGGGTAACGTCGATCCCGTCCGCTTCTGAGATCGCGCTGACGATCTCGTTCCACTCCCTCTCCCCGTCCGTGTCCAGCCGATGAATCCTCACCTCCCGCCTTTCCTGGGCTATCGGGTGATTGATCATCGACGACACGCGCATGGTAAGCCGCTCCATAGGGCTGATTGTCACCATCCCCGATTCCTTTTTCTTGCCCTGCTGCGCCATAACTACCTCCTTTCTTGTGCTGTATATCCATACAGTAAACGACGATCTTTCTGACGATCAAGAGGAATATTCCTTAAATTATTTATGCACGAGTGCATTGACACTTAAATTGCACTGGTGCATATTTCACCCATCGCAGCGACAAACCAACGGTGCGACAGGGCCTCTTGAGACCCGCCGCTCTTTAACAACCAGCGCCATGAACGACTACCCGGCCAAACCGGTTAGGTCACTCCCGGCACCATCGGTGGGAGGTCAGTAAACCGAAGGAAACAAACCGCTGCGCTTGTGAGGCGACCGGCGCCAGATGAAAGCCATTGAGGGGCTCAGTCTGGCGAGGTGATGACCGAACTGTGCGAATGACCCTGACGGGCGCAGTGAGTGACAAGACAGATTTTCTCGGTGCCCTTCTTGCGAGGGGCACCGAGAAAATCAAACGCCCTGGAGGGCAAGACGATGGACATCAAAACACTGGAAGCACTCGGCGTAAGCGCCGCAGACCTTCAAGAACGAATTGTCGAGCAGGCAGTTCAGGCACTTCTGTACTCAACCGGCTTCGACGAGGATGGCGACGAGCACTCCTACGCATCGAAGTTCAAGCAACAGGTTGAGAAGCGCGTTCAAGAGTCGGTCGATCAGAAGATTGCCGCGCTGGCAGCTGAGCACGTCCTGCCGCGTGTTGGTGAGATGATCGAAGCCGCAGATATGCGCAAGACCAGCCAGTACGGCGAACCGAAAGGCGAACCGATGACCTTTAAGGAGTACATCGCCAGCCGCGCCGAGGTGTACATGAGCGAGCAGGTCGATTCCAGCGGTCAGTCCAAGGAGGAGTCGCGCGATTCAGGGAAGCCTCCGCCAACGCTGATCTGATCGCCGCGGCCCCAGAGCTGCTGGAAGCTTTGCAAGAACTCCGCGACCTCATGCAGGGCGTAATCGATGGTGATTACGAGCCTGACTCGCTAACTCTGCAGATCGCTGACGCCGCCATCGCCAAAGCCACCGCGTAACACCCCGCCCATACCCACCCGAACACACCGCACTACCCATTCTCCGCTGCCTATCTGGCCGTTCGCGTTCTTGCGTGGGTAGTTCTGTGTGTTTGGTTAATCAGCAAGGAGTCGAACATGAATTTTCAACCGCCTGATCCCGAGCGCTTTGGGTCGTGCAACAAGTGTCACAGCCTGGTTGAAGAGTCTGAGCAATCCGGAGGCATTTGTTTCGAGTGCCACGCAACAGACTTCGGCAAAGAGCCTGCTTTCCCTCTGGGCGCCAACGAATACGGCGGACACGGCAGCTGCTTCGGACTGCCGGTTCGCGACTACATCGCCATCAAGGCGTTGCAGGCAATGATTTCGACATCAGGCGCACCGGCGTTGCTCGGGCTTGAGGGCAGCGAATACGACACCGCCAAGGCTGCTTACAAGATGGCTGACGCCATGCTCGCCGCCCGAACCGAATAACTCCTTCCCCGACCGCATCGACAGGTGCCCGCGTGCTTCACGGCACGGGCTTGGTCACCTGCGCGGGCATCTGATCGATGCGGTTGAACAGCGCCTACGGAGGCGACCATGAACGTCACGACTGAACCGGCAACCGTCTTTCGTGGCGGTGGGCGCCGGTGGTTCACGCTGCGCGCGGCATGCACTGCCGAGGCGCGAGCGCTGCTCAACACCAGGTGCGAATGCGAGGTCATCGATCATGAGTCGCATGGCATGGAGTACCTGACCTGCTGTTTACCACGAACCCGAACGGAATGCCGTGCTGATGCGCCGCCTGACTGGCGGCTACATGCGGCGCTTCAGAGCCGAGAGCAAACGGAGGGAATCATGAATTCTTTCGCAAGAGCGCAAGCGCGCTGGGACAACATGCTGCCGGATGAAGAATCCGGGCGTGAAGAAGCGGCTCACCGGTGGATCGAAGACACCGCCGAGAATCTGATGCGCGGCTGTGACCTGGTGATTCGCCGTCGGTTCTCGGCGCCGATCGTCGTCGAGTATTCAGCCTACCTCGCAGCGGTTCAACTGCATCTGAATCAACGTCAGATCGACGACGAGGACACTGAAGACTTCTTCGCGCAAATGGTCATCGCGGCTATCACCGGCGGGCCAGTCAAGACGTTTGGCGAGGCGCTGCTCGGCGAAGGCGAGACGTCGATGGGCAAGCTGTTCGATATCGCCGTGTCGCTGGTCGAGCCGCACGCAGAGGCAGGGCTTCAGGCCGAAGCAGAGGATGACGAACTGTGAACAGACCGCACGTACACGTCAGCAAGCAGCTGGATCAACTCGAAGCTCTGGACTACCCGCCCTTCTACGAAGCCATCGTAGAGCGCCAGATCATCAACCTGTTCACCAGCAACCAAATCAACCCGGAAGAATTCGCCTACTACTGTGAGCGCTTCAGGCGCTTGGCTGGGCGTGAAGCGAGGATCGCGGCATGAGCACGCCAATCGTGAAATCCCTGATCGACGAGCAGCTGGAAGACGTTGAACGCCGAATCGCCATCCTCGGCTTTGGCCTTCCGTTCAATGAGATAATCGGCAAGCCCCGCGAGATGCTGGTGTGTGATCTAAAGCAGCGTCTGGCACCGAGCATGAAAGGTCGGCGGATCGCGGTGAGGGTTCGGCCATGAGCAGTCGTGATCTCTGGAAAGAGCTGATCGCTGAATCACTTGAACAGCATGGCGTGGCGGCTACTGCCGAGCAGATAGACCGGGTCGCAGAAGACGCTGCGGGGATTGCGGAAAGCATCAGCGAGCATTCCTTTCGCCCATCCGATCCTATGGTGCGCGAGCTAGCCGAGTCTCAGGCAGCGCTTCGGCGTGAGCAGTCCAAGGTCACATGCGCGCCTTGTCATGGCTCAGGAGTCATCACGACATCCGGCCCGCACCACGGAAGCACCTCGCAGTGCTGGAAATGCCGAGGTGAAGGTAGGCACACGCCATGACCCGCTACCAGCACGCAAAGCGCTGGGCCTTCTGGCGCGGCAGCTTCTTCACTCTGCTGTTCTGCTCTGCCTGGATGATCGCCAGCGCTTACGCACCGCACTGATTCAACCCCACCCTATTCAATCGCAGCGCCCCGGCACACGGATGGCGCGGGAGACATTCGCATGTCTGAGAAAAACCTCAGCATCTGGAGCCAGGTCGAGAAGACCGACACCAGGTACACGAAAGACGCCAAGGTCGGCGGCCAGCAGATCACCAGCCTGAACGGCACCGCGATGATCATGAAGGCCACCGAGGTCTTCGGTCCTGTGGGCATCGGATTCGGCTGGTCGATCACCGAAGAGCGCTTCGACAAGGGCGCCGAGATGTTCAGCGGCGAAGGTGACAAGCGCTTCAGTTTGGGCTTCGAGCTGAACCACACCGTCAAGATCCTTTTCTGGTTCAAACACGGCGGCGAACGCGGCGAGCTGGAGCAATACGGCTGCACGCCCTACCTCTACAAATCAAAATTCGGGACCACCACTGACGGTGAGGCGCCTAAAAAGTCCCTCACAGACGCCATCAAAAAATCACTGTCGATGCTGGGCTTCAGCGCTGACGTGTTCCTCGGAATGTTCGACGACCGGGACTACGTGCAGCAACTGCAGGAGGAGCAGGCAATCGAGCAGGCGGTTGACAAGGAAGCCGAGATGGCTCGCCAGCAGGAAGACCGATTGGCCTTCATCAAATCGACCATTGAGACCATGCAGGGCGCCCAGTCGCCGAACGAGCTCAAGAAAATTCACGACCACGCAGTTCGCCAACTCAAGGCTCGCAAGGATGAGAAAGGCGCTGCGCGCATCTCCCTTGAGTGGAATCGACTCGCCAACCCCAAACAGGAGACCGCCGCATGACGCAGCTATACGCGCTCACCGGCCAACTGGCTGAACTGCAGGCCATGGCCGACACCGATGATGAGGGCCTGAAAGAGGCCTTGCAGCATGCCATGGATGAGATCCAGGGCGACTTCAACGTAAAGGCTGACAACATCGTCATGCTGCGCCGGAACATCGAGAGCGATGTCACCGCTATCGACGCTGAGATCGAGCGCCTCGCTGAGCTCAAGCGCATCAAGGCGAACAGCGTTTCGCAGATCACCGACTACCTGCGCCGCAACATGCAGGCCGCAAACATCACGTCGATTAAGCGTCCGTTGTTCACCATCACTCTGGCCCAAGGCAAAGAGAAGGTCATCGTCGACAACGAAGACGCCGTGCCTGACGAGCTGACAGCGGTGAAGACCAGCATCGCCCCGGACAAGAACGCCATCGCCGCCAAGCTCAAAGAAATCCGCGAGCACAACGAAGCCGTGCGCAAGCGCATGGAGGCTGGCGAAGACGCCGAATCCGAACTGATCGAAGAACCGTCGTGGGCTCACCTTGAGCGCGGCGAAAGCTCAATCCGCATCAAGTGAGGTCGCTATGGCAGTTTCTCTCGAACTCAGCAGTATCCAACACAACCGTGGCGAGTCCGCGCGTCTCGCTCAGGCGATGGCCGAATACGAAAGCCGCGGCGGTCGTGTTCAACAAGGTACTTGCTTCACCGGTACCCCAATCCCGCCCAAGCGCCGCGACTGGGTAGACCCTGAAACGGTGCTCAAGCGGAAGACGCGGAATATCTCGCCTGCCGGCCGCAAGCAGCTGCGCAAGATGGCGGAGTCGCTGTGAAGCGCAAAGCCCATAACATGCGCGCTCGAATCGAGCGCTCATGCCGGGCCATCCTCAGCACCAACCACGTCTGCGTGGTGAACATCGATCCCAGCGGCAGGCAGTGGATGTTCAACTGGAAGAACTGCCGCGTGATCCGGAGCCGGCAGATCGTCGACGCCATCTTCGACGTATCCCACCGCTGGACGATCTACATCAGCTGCATGTGCGTCAGGCAGGACGGCAGCGAGTACCTGAAATCGGTCGAGATTGCGCCGATAGGCATGTACCTCGCCAGCCAGATCACTGAGGCGATCGAGCACCACTACACCGAGTTGCGCGACAGCTGCAACGCGAAGCATCTGGTGGCGTACGGCTGGATCGCGATTCCCTCTGAGGTCTCGCTGGACGAAGAACAGGCCGCCAAGATCTTCACCGCTGCCGGTGCCTGGAACCAGGTGAAGGCAGCATGAAGCGCATCAGCAGACTCGTCGCCCAGCGAAGACGGCAGGAACACATTCACCTACCGCCCAGCGGATTGAAGGAGGCCGGTAATGGCTTTGAATCAGAAGCAGCGCGACGAGCGCAGGCACGAGAAGGCCGCCAAGTTTCAGGAAGAGGACTTGAGGCTGAAGGTTCGACCAGGGACTAAGCAGGCCCTGCTGGAGTTGATGCAATGGTCGGGCATCGAGGAACAGGGCGAGGCAATGACCTTGATGATTCATCACCTGCATGGTTTAGGGCAAAAAGGCTCTGCGCCATTTCTGTCCGCACCGCGCCACGTTTTCGTGATCAAGCAAAACGTGGCGCGACTATTCGATCAGAAAAGCATGCTGATGATTCAGAAGGATCCCGGCGACGAGATCTTAGCGCCGGAGACTGATGCCTTCTGATTCCGCAAATGCCTTCGCCCTTTCGATGGCGGCCTTTCCAGCCTCATCCTCTGTTTCGAATTCTCCTTTTCGCGTGGGAGGTACTTGCCGACCTTTTACTTTGAGGCCGTCTATGTCCCATCCACCAGCGGGTGCCGCCCCCAGTACGACGTCAATTTCTCCCTCTGAAAACTGACTGCTAATTCTCATTTGCTACTCCTTGACCCGGCCCCATGCCGGTCACCACGTATAGCCCACCACCAACCTATTCGCCACCGAACTTTCGGAGGCTTGATTCTGCATGGAGCATTGCCATGAGCGATTCATTTCAAGGAAAGAGGCCGACCACTGCACGCAAGCCTCACCGGTGTCAGAGCTGCTGCCGCCAGATCGCACCTGGCGAGAAATACATGGGATACGCTGGCAAGTGGGACGGTGACTTCTACACCGCCAAGCTGTGCCTGGGCTGCGAGTCGCTATACCACCTAGTCTGGGAGTTTGATGCAGAGCACGGCGACACTCTCGAAGACGAGGGCTTGGCCTTCAACCGAATCTTCGAAGTAGCCGCCGAATTCAATTTGATTTGTTATGTGCCGATCACACCAGCGCATCAGCCGCCTTTTATACCGCCGAAATCAAGCGCATCAGCCGCAACCTCGATCTCTCGGATAGCGGCAACAACAGACGGCGATACGCTCTTAGGCAGAAGCGTCAGCGATCCATTTGCCTGCTCGCAAAGCTCATCGACATCAACGTGAAGCTCGCGTGCTGCGTTCAGTACAGCTTCAAGCGCGATAGATAGCGCCAATTCCCGGTTTTCACTCATTACTTTGCATCCTTTCAGTTGATGTAGGTGTCGAACTCAGCGGCGCAGCCCCCAGATCGGAGCGTGGACCTTCCGCAAGGCCAATTGCCAGGCAACGGTGGCTTTACGCTGACGCACATCTGCCTGGTTCCAGGCCTCTCCGCTTGTTGTCCCTAGCCTGACAAGATCGCGAACCGCGTTAAGCGCGAGGCGCAATTCCGCTGCCGCTGCGCTGACTTCGGGGACTCGTCTGCTGTTGATCTGTGTGATGGATGCCATATGAATCTCCTCGTAACAACCCATGGACTTCGAGCCCGTCACGAAGGTTTTGGCACGCGCCCTGATCAGCGATCAGCGGTCGAAGTCCAGCGCATCCACCGCCACCTCAATCTCATTGATAGCCATCGGAACATGCAGCGCATCGTATTCTCGGTACTGCAGAAGCTCATCAGCAGCGGCCTCTGACACATCATCCAGGCTCAGCCCCTGTTTTCTCGCAACGCTCAGTACCGCTTTCAGCGCCAGCAACAGCGCAGTAACCCGTTCCTCGTTCATGACTCTTCCTCCCTGTGAAACGTAGAGCGTAGGCCAACCGGGGGAACGCTGAGGTTATTCGCCTTCACCATAGTCAATGGCATTAGCCGCGCTTTCGATTTCACCGATTGCCGCAACTATCGCAGGCGATATGTTGCTTGGCACCAGGGTGAGCGATTCGATTGCCGTCTCGCAGAGCTCGTTTATATCTACGTAAAGGCTGCGCGCGGCGTTCAGAACCGCCTCCAGCGCGATGGTCAACGCTAACTCTCGGCTATCGCTCATGACCTTCTCCCTTCCTGTGGAACGGTAAGCGTAGGCCATTGCCAACTCGCTTGGGTTGGAATCCCCACACCCGGGTCGATACGGTGATGCTCAGGGTTGTGAGGCGGTGCCAGGGAACCAAATCGGTGGCGCCGCCAAACTGTCCGCCGGCGCCCTCGATGCGAAGTAATCAAACGGGGCCAGGAGGCCAGCCCCTAGCTGGCTCAAGGCTGAGGTGTGGGAGGCGAAGGTTTTGGACGATTCCGATAACGCCTCATGTACTTTTTCGCTCTTTCAATTGCTTCTTCCTTCGTACCCATAACCCCGGATTTAACACCAGTCGGCCCGATGATCAGATAGCCGATCACTTTTGTCTTTCCGTTCCCGTCAGGCTCGGTCACTTCGTGAATCGTGAAGTGGCCAACCGTACCAATGCTCTCGCTGATTTCAGACATACCTGTTTTTTTCCTCTGCGGCGTTATGCCGACCAGCGTTTTAAACCATTCCCACAATCTTTTCACGCCATTGGCGAGGGTCTCGCATGTCTGCACATCAGAAGAAACACCCCTTCGATTTCAAAACGCAGTACGGCCTTGCCTTCGATCCGCAAGACGATGAGATCGTCGTGGACTTCTTCTGCGGCGGTGGCGGCGCCGGCACCGGCTTAGAGATGGGGCTGGGTCGCAAGGTTAACGTGGCGAAGAACCACAGCGCCAAGGCAATCAGCATGCACACCATCAACCACCCGGGCGCGAAGCACTTCACCACCGACGTGTTCGAAGGTGATCCGGATACGGAGTGCGGGGGCAAGGCGGTTGGCTGGTTCCATATGAGCCCCGACTGCACACACCACAGCCAGGCCGCCGGCGGACAGCCGCGCAAGCGCGAGATCCGCAACCTGTCGTGGATTGGCCTGAAGTGGGCGGGCAAGAAGAAGCCCCGCGTCATCAGCCTGGAAAACGTAAAGCAGATCCTGCAGTGGGGCCGATTGATAGCCAAGCGCGACAAGGCCACAGGGCGAGTGGTGAAGCTGGACGGCAATATCGCGGCACCTGGCGAGGTCGTTCCGATGAGCCAACAGTTCCTGATCCCGGACCCGAAACAGCGTGGCCGTACCTGGCGCCGCTTTGTGGCCCTACTGGAAGGCATGGGCTATGTAGTGGAATGGAAGGTGATCAAGGCGTGCGACTTCGGCGCGCCGACCAGCCGGGAACGCCTGTTCATGATTGCCCGGTGCGACGGGCAGCCGATCGTATGGCCGGAGCCAACCCACGCCAAGAACCCCGCCAAAGGCCAGCAGAAGTGGAAAACAGCTGCTGAATGCATCGACTTCACCGACTTGGGCAAAAGCATCTTTGGCCGCAAGAAGGACCTGGCCCCGGCCACCCTGCGCCGCGTTGCCAAAGGCATGAAGAAGTTCGTCATCGACAGCGCGGCGCCATTCATTGTTCCGATCGCCAACTGGTCCGGCGAGGCAGTGCAGTCAGCCGAAGAGCCGCTGCGCACGATCACCTCCTACCCAAAGGGCGGCGCCTTCTCGGTGGTCAGCCCGATCATTGCCCCGGCCACACACCAGGGCAGCGACCGAATCAACGACCCACTCGAACCGCTGCCGACAGTGACCTGCGCGAACCGCGGCGAGCTGACTCTGATCAGCCCGTTGATGGTTGGGGCCGGCGGCCCTGGGTACTCAGGCAAGCCGGTGGGCATGGACCAGCCGGTGGGAACGCTGATGACGCAGAACCACCGCGCGCTGGCTTCCGCCTGCATCGTCCAGGCCGGGCACGGCGAGGGCTCTGGCGCAAACAAACGCCGATCCCATGGGTTGAATGACATCTGCGGCCCGATCGGCACCGTCACTGCAAGCGGCGGCGGTCAGTCCGTCAGCGCCGCGGTGATGATTCAGGCCAATGGCGGATTCAACACCACGCACGCCAAGGGTGTGCACGAACCCATGACCACGGTAACCAACACCGGCAGCCAGCAGCAGCTGGCCGTGGCGAACCTGGTGCACCTGCGTGGAAACTGCGATGCACGCGAGGTTAATGACCCGCTGCACACCGTCAGCGCCGGCGGCCAGCACCACGGGTTGGTCAGCGCATTCATGGAGCGGGCATTCGGCGGCAGCGTAGGCCAAGGCCTGGAAGAGCCGGCGCCGACAATCACCGCCGGTGGCGGCGGCAAGAGCTCATTGGTGTCGCTCACCCTGTCGCCAGAGCATGAAGCGGGAGCCCTGCGGGTTGCCGCCTTCCTGATCAGCTACTACGGAACCGAGAACATCAGCGCTTGCGATGCGCCCGCGCCGACGATCACCACCAAAGACCGCCTTGCAATGGTTACCGTGATCGTCAAGGGCACGCCGTACGTGATCGTCGACATCTGCCTGCGGATGCTTAAACCGGCTGAGCTATACCGGGCGCAGGGCTTCCCTCCGGATTACATCATCACGCACGGCGCCGACGGCAAACCGTTCACGAAGACCGAGCAGGTCCACATGTGCGGTAACAGCGTCAGCCCGCCGCCAATGGCCGCCCTCGCCCGCGCCAACGATCCATGGCGCGCAGCTCGACGCCAGGCTGTCGCCGCCTGACCAACCCCACAGTAACCTCCAGAGGTTACATCTCGAAAAGTAACCCAAATGGGTTACAGGATATCAATCCATGCGGATCTATCTCAGCGGGCCGATGACGGGCCTGCCCGATTACAACTACCCGGCATTCAACGCTGAGGCCGCCAGGCTGCGCGCGTTGGGTTATGCAGTAGAGAACCCGGCAGAGAATCCCCTGCCCGCCGACGCGCCGTGGCACCTGTGCATGCGTGACGCCATCCGCCAGATGCTGACCTGCGATGCCGTGGCCTTTCTGCCGGGCTGGCAGGTCTCACGCGGCGCCAACGTCGAAATCGAACTGGCCGGGCATCTCGGCATGGCAGTCATTCAAGCGAGCGGCATTGTTTCGCCGCAGGAGGGGTTATGAGTCAGGAATTCCAGCGCGAAGACCGATATATCGTCATCAAGCGTAAAGACTTGGAGAAGGTGCCCGCCGCGTACCGAAAGGACTTACTTGATCCTCTCCCATGGCTCCAGGTGCATTTGCCTCGCCGCGAATTTCTTGTAATTGAAAGCGATTGGCCAGAATACGAACCTGTGTGGGCCATGGTCCAGGCACGGATGACCCGCGCCCCTGTGCCGCTTGCTGGCGGAGAGCCAGAAGTATTGGCTTGGCGGGCTCACGGGTTCAACTTCAGCACCGAGGCTATGGCCCACGACTACAACAAGTGGGCGGAAGAAAAGCAGCCGGTTCAATATCTTGTTGACCGCGCCAACCTCACGCGCCTGCAGGCCGAGAACGCCGCACTCCAGCAGCGCTTGAACGTGGCTGATCAGCAGGTTGATGACCTGCAGAAGGACAAGGAGCGGCTGGACTCGCTTGAAGCGAACTACTGGGATGTGCGTCATCACAGCAGCGCGCTCGGGGATACCGGCGACTACACGTCCTGTGTCGAGATCGTCGGCCACTGGATGGACAAGCCGCATGAGCGCGTGATCGGGGAGAACTACAACGAGAACCTGCGTGCGGCCATCGACCAGGCTATGAAGGCAGACGCCTACCCGCCAGCCCGGCCGGAATATCCCGAGATTGATACAGCGTTGGGCGACGAAGACTGGCATATGAACCCGTGCATGCAGGGTCATCGCGATGTCGGAGCATGCCAGGGCAAGGCCTTCTGTCACACCTGTGACGAGACGATCACTGCGGCCACGACGCAGGAAGCGTTCGAGCAGTGGAACGCAACGCACCCCGCCACCCCGCTGTAACCCCGCCGCCCGTTCGGCCCCACCCTATCCCTATTGCCTGCTGCGTATGCGGCGAGGAGTTGTGCGCTCATGGAAAACACAAAGCTTGGCCCGGACCATTTCAGGTATACGGACTCAATCGGACCTGACGGCGTCACCATCGAGTGTTGTCGCTACATCGTAATCGGCGAAACGGAGCACTGCTACTACGTGGTGAGGGACTTCCAGCACCGAATGCCGATGATTTACGGCGAAAACGGCTTCAAGAAATATCGAAAACGCATTCTGAAAGATTCATCACGGCGTTTTTGCTATCCAGAACTGAAGGATGCAATGAACTCATACCGGGTTCGCAAATTGCGTCAGGCCCAACACGCCGAGCTTGCCTTGGAGCGTGCAAAGACCGGGAGAGCTCAGGCCGAAGCATTGATCGCTGCTCAGTCATTCTCTACCGGCGAAGTCGTATGCGAAGGCGGTGACTACATCAAGGAATTGGCGTGGGGGGATTGCTGATGACCAGCCGCGACCAGTTCGAACAGGCCTACGCCGACTACATCGACGAAACTGTCGAGCGCATCAGATCCCAAAGGCTGGGCAGCAGCTATTCATTGCCGAAAATCGCATCGGCCTGGATCTGGTGGCAGCGCGGCAAGGAGGCGGCATGAGCGAATGGATAAAATGCAGCGATCGGCTTCCTGATGTTGGCGAGATGGTGCTGGTCTACCGACCTGAGGCGCCGAAGACGCTAGACCCGGTCGTGAGAACATCTTTCGTTTACAGCAACGGTGTATGGGATTGCTCCGTACAGCCTACCCATTGGGCGCCAATTCCCGAATTTCCGAAAGACTAACCCCTTCCCCATCTATCCACATGCCTGCCGGTGTACGGCGGGCGAGGTATCGCTATGTCCGTTAATCTGCAGGGTCACATCCTTAACCAGCGACAGCTCGACGCAATTGTTCCGGTCATGAATGCCCTGATGCAGGGCCGGGTCAGCCAGAAGAAGTTTGAGGGTGCCTGCGTCGAGGCCTTGGAAAAGGCAGGCTGTCCGCTGGGGTACGACACCACCATGCCTGGCGCTGCTGTATCTATCGAAGATCGCGCCAATCGCTGGATTGTGGACGGCCGTGTCGGCATGTCGTCGCGGGCAATCTGGTCCCACATGATGGGGGCGCCTGGCAAGGGTATGAGCTATCCCCACGATCCCGATGACCTCAACCGCTGCTTGCTTTTGCTCGACCTGATTCCAGAGTGGAAGACCCGCATGCCGGAGATGGCGCAGCACAGCCCGCAATGGGCTGGACTGGTGGGCTGCTGGGACGAGATCGTTCGGTGCTTCCTCGGCGAGGTAGGCCTGGATTGGGAAAAGGGCCATGACCTGCGAGCCTCAAAAACCTACGCCCTGATGCGCAAGGCAATCGGCAGCGCAACACAACCACTCAACCCCGCATAGACCCCGGACGGAGGTAGCCAACATGGCAGCAGCAGAAAAACTGGAAGAGCCCTACGTCGCGGACAAGGTACCGGAAGCGAAGATGGCGGAGCTCGTGGGGACCACGCGCAGAGCTCTGCAAGGAAAGCGCGCGCGGGGAATAATCCCGAAAGGCGTCTGGAACGAGATCGATGGCCGCATCTATTACAGCATCAGGAGATACGAGGCATGGCTCGAAAGCCAATGGGATTGCCCACCGGAGTTGAATTTGCGGGCCAGTCTGTCCGCATCCGCTTCACGTGGAATGGTGAGAGACGCTGCGAGACCCTCCCCTATCCCCAAACGCCAAAAGGGATCAAAGCTGCCGCCGATCTACGCGCTAACGTAGTCAGCCTCGCAAAGCACGGCGTACTGGACGCAAACCGGTACGCCGAGCTTTTCCCAAACTCGAAACACTCACACCATGGATCACGGCTGCTCTTCGGGGAATACGCGCAGGCGTGGCTGAATGGACGTGAAGTTGTAAACGGCACCCGGAAGAATTACCGAATCTCCCTGAACCTGTATTGGATGCCGCACTTTGCGTTGATGCCGATCGACCTGGTGTCGCCAATGGACCTGCGCCGGGTAATTTCCGAAACCAAATGGAAGAGCGCTGCGGTACGGCGCTCTGCCATTGAGCGGCTGGGAGCGATGCTGAGCTCTGCGTTGACCGACGGCGCAATCCAGCGCAACCCAGTGGATGCGATCGAACTTCCAGGGAGAACAAAGAAGCAGCCGGATCCCTTCACCGTCGAAGAAGCAGACGCGATAATCGCTGAGTTGTACGCAACCCTCACGGGGGCAACATCAATCTACGCCGCCTATTTTGAGTTTGCTTTCTACACGGGGATGCGCCCCGGGGAGATCGCGGCATTGCGGTGGGATGAGGTGGATCAGGAAAAGCGTCTTGCCCATGTCTGCCGAATCGTGGTGGATAAGGTCATCGAGGAGCGGACGAAAACGAAGGCGGCACGCATGGTAATGCTCAACAGCAGAGCCATGAATGCGCTAAAGATGGCTGAGAAGGTCGCCGAGCTCCGTCGCTCTCAGAAGAAGAGGATGAAGAAAAATTCACCGTATGTTTTCCCGCCCACAAGGATCAGCGAATACCTGCAACAGGCCAGCCTGACCGATAAGTTCTTCAAGGAGGTCGTCGAGAAGCTGGGTATCAGGGGCAGACGGCAGTACAACTGCCGGCACACCTACGCTACCATGTGCCTCATGGCGGGCATGAATCCTGCGTTCATCGCCAATCAGCTTGGACATAGCGTGCAAATGCTACTGTCCACGTATGCCAAGTGGATCAACTCCAGCACTGACTGGAACGAGTTGGAAAAACTGGAAACGAGCTTGATTGGTACAAATTCGGTACAGACAGAAACAGTACCCCTCTGA